GTTAAATTATGTGAGATGGCTAATGAACTATATATAGATGCCCTTAATAAAGGGTTATCATTCTATGATGCTAGACACTATCAAGTAAGAGCTAAAGAAGCTAAGTACTTTATGTCAGGTAACATCAAAGATTTTGTATCATTTGTTAATACTAGACTGGGAGAACTAATCAACCTACTAGTGATAATATACTTGCTCTTAGAATCAGACAACAGATACTAGAAGTGTATCCGTTCTTAGAGTATCAGATGCCTGTAGAGAAGATTCAGAACCACTATATCAGTGCGATAAACTGTAAGATGAATATGAATACCTTTCCACCTGATGCTCTACACAGAGAAGAGTTACATAAGCGTGGTATAGATTGGTCAGATGCTAAATTTAACCATCCTAAACCAAGAGAAGAATCTTACCATATGCGTAAGTTCAACAAACTAGTAGAGGAGATTACAAAATGAAAATATATACAGCCGGAGGATGGTTTAATCTTCTCCAATTAACAGCAATGAAAGATATAGAAGCAATTCTAAACTCAAATGAAGTTGATTACTTTAGTCCAAGGCTACATAACAAAGGTGTACCTGGTATGAGTGATGAAGAGTGGCAAGATATCTATCAACGTAATATAGACGAACTTCACGAATGTGATATAATTATTGCGTCAACTGAGAATAAAGATATGGGTACTATATTTGAGTGTGGTTATGCTACAGCAATTAATAAACCTGTTATCTACTATGCACCTAATCTATCAGGTGACTTTAATCTGATGTTAGCTAAGTCAGCATGGGCAGTAGCTACTACAGCTGGTGAACTACATGAGTTAGCTTCTAATGGTTTTCCTAAGAAAGAGTATAAAGGGGGTATGGAATAATGAACTGGTATAAAGATTTATACAGATTACAATTCATCACTAGATATAGTAATATACCTAGGGTGAGAGACGAGAATGTTGCTCAACATAGTTTCTTTGTTGCTTCTCTATGTTTAGAGATAATGGAAGGTTTAGATAAGACTAAGTTTAGTCAAGCTAAAGTATTAACTATGGCTATATCGCATGATTGGGCTGAAGCAGATATAGATGATATTGCTCATAACGTAAAGAGAGATTACCCTGCTATTAAGAAAGCTCTTAAAGTTGCAGAACGTAAAGCTATGTCTAAGTACCCTAAGTATATCCAAGATGTATTCCAAGAGTATGATGAAACAGATACTATTGAATCTCATATAGTTCAGCTTGCTGATACATTACAATGTGTTCAGTACCTAGAATCAGAGGTGAATTTGGGTAACAGATATATGGAACCTTTACTGGAGGAGAGTAGAAATTACTTACCGAAATTAGAAGCCAGATTATTACATTTAAGATAATATCGAATCTGAATCAATCCTAGGGGGGTAGAAGAGATTATAATATCTTAGATGATAAGATTATCATATTAAGATTTTAATCCCTTCAGCAGAGCCTGGTAGACTTCAGATTCATTTAAGATTAAAAATGGTATAATTAAATTTAAGAATAGGAGAGATTATGCAAAACAGAATTAACGCAGTGATAGATAATATACTAAGATTTGATACACCTGCTCAAGTATCAGAAAAACTTAATGTATCTGTTGCTATGGTTAGCACTTGGAAGAATAAAGATAATGATTTTACCCCAAGACTACCTGTAGCTCAGAAGATATACAATGAGTATCAAATAGAAGTATGGCCGTATAGCTTAGATGCTTTACAAGGTAAGTAGATGGAGCCTAGACCACATCAAAGAGAGGGTGCACAATGGGCATTGATTACTATAAGAGAATATGGGCTAGCTTATTTAAGCTGGCAGGAAAGAACAGGAAAGACGCTGACAGCACTATTGACAGTAGAGAACAGCAAGGCAGACCGATGCCTGATAGTGACGAAGAAGAAAGCAATAGATGGTTGGGAGGAGACACTGGAACAGTGGTCACACAACACAGAGTTTGTGGTTATAAACTATGAGAGCGTACATAAGGTCAGCGGAGTTTTTGATTTCGTTATTCTTGATGAGTCTCACCATGCTATTAGTAGTACTGGTAGACCTTCCAAGACATGGAGAGAAGTCAGTAAGCATACCAGTAACAAACCTATACTATACCTCTCAGCAACACCATATGCAGAGCACCTTGGACTTATATACCATCAACTCAAACTGAGCAAGTGGACACCGTTTAAAAGTTATAGAAACTTCTATGACTGGTTTAGAATGTTTGGTATTAGCCATCAGACTAGAACTCCTTACGGATTAGTTGAGACATATACTAAGTATGAAGATGAAATAATACTAAATAGTATAGACCATCTATTTAACTTCAAGACTCGTAAAGAGGTTGGTATAAAGCATGAGCCTCAAGCTAATGTAGTTGTGGTTCCTCTACTAGATACTACCAAGCAGGTTATATCTCAGATGCTAGAGGAAAATATATTTACTATGGGTGAGATAGAGATACTAATGGATAGCCCTATGAAACTTAGGTCAGCACACTATCAATTAGAGGGTGGGACACTTAAGACAGAGACTGGTGCCTTGTATCTTACTAGTGGCAGAGAGAAAATTGAATGGATAAGAGGCAGTTATGAAAGAGAGAGCATTGCAATCATGGCACACTTCATTGCAGAGAGAAAGTTATTGGAGAAAGAATTTCCAGAAGTTCTCATACTCAGCAGTGATGGCCATGCAGAGGGAGTGGACCTTAGCCACATTGACAAGTTACTTATATATTCAATGTCGTTTAAAACATCTAAGTACACTCAGCGTCTTGCAAGGCAAGCAAACCATAACCGCAGCACACCAATTGTGGTTGACATACTTGTTGCAGATAAACCGGGAATTGGCTATGAGGTCTACAACACAGTAGCAATAAAGAAACAAAACTTTGACAAGAACAGTTATGAGAGGATAAGATAATGAAACAAAATGATATTTATATTAAATGGTATCATTGGTTATGGATATGGGTTATACCTACTGAGAGTGTGTTAGATATAAGTAGGAAGAAAACCTATGAGATGCATACCACTATGTACTATAAGAGAGTTGGTAATGATGTGTATATAGTTAAGACTACCTATACACAACATAAAATACCTAACGCTAGGCAAGTAAGAAACAAAGTTAAAAGGGGACACAGAGTATGAAACAGTTTCAAATAGTAGCAAAGACAAGAACTTATGATGATACAGATAAGTTCAACAAGAAAGTTAAATACCCTAGACAGGTAATGATTAAATATGATGGTAGACATACTACTATTGTAAAGCACCCTGACCAAACAGTGGAGTACTTCACTAGTGGTGGTAAGAGGTTTGAACTATTAGATGACCAAGTATTTGGTTTTGATGATACACCAGTAGGTGTTTACTTTGCTGAAATGATGGGCAAAGGAATTGAGGGGAAGCTAGGTGAAAGAATTTATTCGGGCATTCAAACGACAATGTTCACAAATACAGGTAAGGGTCTATTCAATAAGCATAAACCTGTGTGGCGCATATTTGATTATGTTACTATTGCTGACTATGATGTTGGTATTTGTGAACTGTCATTTATCGCTAGATGGTCTTATCTTAAAGATAAAGTGCCAACTACATTCCTAGCATATGATATGGAATGCCTAAGTAAAGCACACTGGGATATGTTCCATACTAAAGCAGTAGCTGAAGGTTGGGAAGGTACAGTATGTATTGACTTCGACCAGAAATGGAAAGCAAGTAAGTCTAGACCACATACCCAAATTAAAAGAAAGGATAGAAAAGATGCAGACCTATTATGTACTGGCTTCACTGAGGGAACTGGTAAGTATATAGGTATGATAGGGAGTCTTCAACTAGAAGATAGTAAAGGTAGGATTGTTGATGTAGGTAGTGGAATGACAGATGCTCAAAGAAGTATGCACCCATTAGAATATATTGATAAGGTTGTGGAGATAGTGTATGAGCAAATGTTAGATACTTATATACAACCCATATTTCAAAGAGTTAGAGACGACAAAACAAAAGAGGATATAAACTAATGATTGATAAACTAACATTTGGTGCTGCTCTTGAGCACATTAAAGAAGATAAAGATTGTAGAATGAGTCGTGAAGGTTGGAATGGTAAGGGTATGTATCTTAAGATGCAGAGACCTGATGAGCATAGCTTTATGACTTTTCCTTATCCATACTTCACAATACCTGAGTGTGAAGAGGGTACAAGACGCATACCATATAACCCAACATTAGTAGACATAATGTCAGAAGACTAGACAGTTGACTGTTCTATAAAAGGAAAGAAATAATGAAAAATGTATTAAATTTTAATATAAAGAGAAACAAGTTAGCACTGGACATTCGTCCTAAAGATGAAGAGGGTACTATGCCTCTTGAAGTTAAAATGCTTAAAGAAGAGATACAAGAGTTCTATGATGCTACTACATTAGCTGAGAGAATTGATGCTATGATTGATGTTAGATATGTATACGAGGGCACACAGCTTAAGTATAACTATAACTTCATGGCTATGGATAAGAATATTACACTTATTGTAGGTGAGTTCCATAGATATTCTAGTACAATAGTTGCTCAAGAACTTGGTGATGATAGTCAGTACCTTGATAAGATTATGGATAAGGCTTGGGATATAGTTTGTGATTGTAATGCTCAGAAGGTATCAGAACTAGATAGTAATGGTAAAGTAATCAAGCAAGAAGGTTTACCTAATGCTACTGTACTAATAGGTGAACTATTAGAGTCTTTACTAACAGATGCTGGAGAGTAGTTATCAAAGCAAAATCATCAAGAGTATAGAAGCTCTTGGTGGTGTTGT